AACGATGTCCTTGTTAATATCTGATAGTTGAGATAGTCTTGCTGTGAAAATATGAATCTCATAGTTCTGTTCAACTAGCCAATTCACAAACGCGACAGCCCCTTCAACAGGAGGATCAACAGGATCAAAACCAGTGTATCCGCTAGTATAGCTATGGAGTACGCCATCAAAATCTAGTCCAATTCTCTTCTGTCGTTCCTTGAAGTTCACTCGTACCTTCCTGGGTAGTACCGTCTTGATCCAATTGTTCTCGTAGTCCCATACGACAATGATGGGGTGTCCCTTGTACCGAATATCGGCAATAATCTGATGGTTGCTGTGTTCCTGGGTAAGGATCGTCCACTTCTTTGCTTTACAAAGAAAACCCATCGCTTGCCAGTCCGCCTGAGTAATCTCAAGCCCGTAGCGTTCCAACATCCGCTCCTTGGTATGCTGGAAGGAGTATTCTTCTGTGTTCTCTCGCTTAGGCATTGGGTACCTGGTAGTTTCCTTTTAGGAGTTGCTCGCCAACTAGGCGATCGTATTCGTCGATTACCCCTGCGCGTTCCTTCTCATGCGCATAGGCATAGATGATCTCATTCAAAGAGTTGAACTGAGTAGTCTGTAACTTGATCGCATTGTCCACCTGGATCACGTTCTTAATCTCAACGGACTCGGCTCCGCGCTTGTACAGGTCTTCGACCAAGGACTGAACGAACGACGGCGTATTGTCCTCGGTGACCACACGCAGAAAGTTTCCTTCGACTGCGTAGCCATCTAGACCCGAAACGTCGTCAGCCTGAACGAACTTGCTGGCCTTTGCTTCCATATGTGTAATCGCTGTGGTATTGTCTTCCGGATTGTAGTCCACGTCCAGCCAACCTCTTCGTTCATCTTTGTCTCCCCAATTCAATTGTACTGTCGATCCAGGGATTACTAGGTTATCTGTTACTTGCTTGGCCGAATGATAGTGGCCTGTGAATGCCATACCAATCCACGGTGGGATCATGTCGGGGGTCAGGGCTTCGTTTAGGGTAAATCCTTTAGAGTTGATTTCGACGCCAGAGACTCCTTGGTGCAGATAGAGAAGTCTACACCCACTTGGAATTTGATCAATTCGTCGGGCGAGTTCTCCTCGGTCATGAGTGAACGGAATACCGTAGGCTTGGACATCTCCAGTTTGGCATATTCTATCCACGCCGGAATCACCGCATCGGGCAACAGTTCCGATTGTAGAAAACCAAGAAAGGGAATCAAGCTCTCCTGTTCGTGTGGCTTGGTCGTGGTTTCCCGGAACGATCGTAAGATGGATTCCCGCTCGATTGAACTCAGAGAAGGCACGGTAGGCGGCTTCACTGACGGCGGCACTGACGGTACTAGTATGGAACACATCGCCTGTAAGCACTGCTTCTGAAATGCCTTCAGATTTGCAATAGTTAACGATGTCGTGGACGACACGGACTTGTTGTTCCAATCTACTGTTTCTGCCGTTGACAATTCTGCTCCCATAGACCCACTCATGAAGATGAAGGTCACTAAAGACTACGAATCTCATGCGTACAACTTTATATGGCCATCGTTGGCCGCTAGTCTGAGGAAGTAGGAGTAGAAGCCTTCGAGCCCTAGGATATTACCCTCAGGTCCCTCATAGGTTTCCACGAACTTCCGCCAATCCTTTCGTCCCATTGTAGTACCTGATGGGACGAAGTTGTAGTTCTGATTATTGATCTTCTTGATAGCATTGATCTTTTCGAACGCATCAAAGAGGCCAACATAGAGATCAAAGCCGTTTTCAGTAAGCTCCACGGTGACCGTAGGCGCTCCAGTCGCGAACATGCGGTTCTTCTGAATCGATAGTTGCACTGTTTCGCCGCGTCGTGTACGGTCATCTCCCTTTTCTCCATCAAAGATGTTGCCAACTCTCTGGAACTCAATGCGCACGCTAGACAGTAGCTTGGCAGCATTACCGCCCGCGCTATCTGTCTTCTTGCCCACCATGTTGCCGATCAATGCGGTAGCGTGGTTGATAAGAAGCAACGCCACCTTCTTCTCTGCAATGAGCATGTTGAGCTTACGAAGGCCACGCCGAATCGCTCGGGCGTCTTCACCTACTCTGGCTTCTTCATCGAACTTGCGTGCCTGGTTAAACCTAGTCTCAACGCCTGTAAGGGAATCGATTGCGATGACAATAGGATTGGTTTCCGTTGCCACGTCCACTTCATTCAGAAGGAACTGGATGGTCTCGAAGATCTCTTCAATGTCGTTCGGTTCCTTCACGATCACTGCATCAGCCTGCATACCGCACTGTGCTGCGCGCGATGGATCAAAGCCCCGTTCCGTATCCAGCAGGATCGCTAGACCTCCCATGCGCTGAGCCTGGGCCATGGCATGGTAGGCCGCCGTGGTCTTGCCTGAATAGGTTAGGCCGTACAGTTCAATAACACGCCCGGCTGGCCATCCATTGCGCCCGATCGATAGATCAAGCTCAGGGATGCCAGTTGGGATGCCGAACGGTACGTGGGAGGTAAGCGTCAGGTCAGTACCGAATGCGGCTGCACCTGAGTTCTTATCCGCCCCAATCTTTGCCTTGTTCAGTTTCTCTAGTAGTGAATTTGCGTCATCTCGTGTCATTCAGTCTTGTCCTTGATTATCATGTGGAGCTAAAAGCAATACAACAAAAGCAACTACAATCAATATGATTACAGCAGTCAACATTATTCGAATGGTAGGATGCGCCTTGCGACTGGTGCCTGCGGAGTGTTGATTTCAGCTTGCTGCCGTGCTAGACCGCGATCTAGTTCCGCCTGAGTTGGGTGATCGCCAGACCAAAGTTCGGTTGTCACCTTCTTGGGTGTGCCTGCATTGCGTAGGGTACCGCCCGCCTCTCGTACGTACTTCGCCATCGTTGGAACGCTGACCTGGTACTTCTCAGCTAGCGGCTTGAGCCGAGTGCCACCTTCGTAGGCAACCTTCATCTCGTTCTTCTGCTCTGATGTATAGCCCTTAGACTTTGCCATGCTTATCTTTCTTGAATGCAAATATTGCTGGTGGTGCCTTGACTTCTGTCTCAGTTGTGACCGTGATAGAATCAATGTCAAGCTGATTCAGAGTCCACGGGGAACCATCCTTGAAGGCGATGATCCATGCCTCTGCGCCCTTATGCTCGGCCAACGTTGTATAGAAGGTGAACTCACCTGTATCAATTTGGCTAGCTGTAAACTTGTCGCCCCTTTTCAGTATTTTGGCCATGTTATGCCTTCTTCGTCATTGGGGGTGGTGGGATCACAATGCCTGCAACCCTGGGACCAACAGTCGGTGGAACGAAAGTCTTCATGGTCGTGGTTGGTGCTGCTGCTGGTGCGGGAACCACTGCGGCCGGTGCTGGCTCGCCTGGATTACGCACTGCCGCAGCCGGGGTTGACACAGGCTTGCTCTCCTGTGGCTCGTCCGACATCAGATTCACGAACTCGCTCTGCGTGTCCTCGTAGGACTTTGCAGGCAGGATCGACTCCAGATCGTTCAACTGGAACTGGTTCACATCGATACCCTCCTCGGTCAGTTGCTTCACGATGTCTACGCGGGTCGGGATAACCTTCACCTTGTAGTCTGTCTTGAGGCCCTGGCCTGAGCGATCGATGTTGATGTTGAAGCCTCGGTCGTAGGCAACAATATCGCCGTAACCGCTGGCCTTGTCAACATCCAGATCCACAAGAGCCTTCTTTACAGTCGAGCCGATGCGGATGACCTTCACGCCGTCCTTGGCCGAGACCTTGTTGGTTGGATCCGAGAGGATCACTGCGTTGATGAGGAACTTCGTTGTAGGCTTGAATTCCTTGGCTGCACCCTCGTCACCTGATTCATCCAATCGAGCGCACTCTTCGCAAATCGGGCAACGACCGTACTGGTCCTCGCAACATACGATCGAGCGTTGCTTGCTTGAAATGAAGTGCTCACGAACCTTGTGGAACCATACGCCTTTTGAGGAGTATGCTGGCATGATTCGCAGCGTAGTTCTTCCTGGTGCTAGGTTGCGAGCAAAGTTCCCGGAACCCTTTAAATCGCGCTCGTGCTCTTGCTCAAGCTTCTTCTGATCGGTATCGTGTCGTTCTAATGCCATTACTTCTCTCCGTAAATTGGAAGTACCGTATAGGTCTTCTCAGGGTTTCGATTCGATAGAGTACAGGCCGCATCATTTGCCGCCCGCTCTGCAAAGCCAGATTCACCACCGTCGAAACGATTGAATGTGTTCATAGGCTCAACTAGTCTGCCTTCCACAAGCTCGAAGACTACGTACTCCGGGGAACCTTTTAGTGTCTTAAGTTCAACTAGCGTCATTATTTATCCTTTTACCTTGACGGATTTCTCTACTGTAAAATCTGTCCGTTGTCCAAGTTCATAGACTTCGAATCGTTCTTCGTTATCGTAAACACCAACCAGTACAAGCATATCTACTAAATCTGTTTGGCCTTCGATTATACCGCAGACGAATTCATCATTTTCACTATCGTAAATTGCATATGTTTTTGCTTTAGCCATGTTATCCTCTATCTGCCTTGATTGATTGACCCTCGCGGTATGCAAGGGCTCGCAGGTTCTCTGACTTGTGAACAAGGGCCGACATGACCCACTTCATTGTGATCGCATCCTGATTGGCGAATGCCAAGTGGGACGAGAACTCTTGGACTGCATCCGACTGCGTAACCTCGCTCTCAACCTTGGCCTCGGTGAATTTCACCCCGGCATTGACGAACTTGCTGCGGATCTCACTGTCCAGTCGTGCCTTGGTATTGTCAAGGTGCGTCTCCAGTCTGGATACCCGCAGCCGACACTCCGCCTCAATGACACCATACTCATAGATCATACGACCCACCTGGCAAAGTTCAGCGTCCAGAACGGACATGTCGATGCTCAGGTGATTAGGGTCAATCTCGACAGGTAGCAGTTGGCCTTCTCTTTCTATGTGAACGGTCGTCATTTAGCGCTCCTTAGGTACGGTAGGTGTCAGGTCGAATGCAAGCTGCTTGGCTGTCTGTGCCGTCAGCAGACTGATGAGATCGGCTGCCGGACTGGACGGTCCACCAGAACCATTGCCACCCATCATCACGCTCGGAACCCATGGACCCTGATGTCGGGCAATGGCGTCTGCATAGTTTTTGTTGATGGTCACGATTGCATCGAG